CCTAACTTCGATGAGAATGGTAAATACATTTACCCTGAAGGTCATGGGTTTAGTTATGTTCAGTATCTAAAAGATAATCCTGACTCAACAGAGGCAGGTACATATGGAAGTAAAGTATCATGAGACTAGGAGTTATGTGTTCTGGCAACGGAACAAACTTTGAGAACATTATTACAAATCCTAATTGTAATAAACATGAAGTGGTGTTGATGATACACAACACTAAGAAGTGTGGTGCTATAGCAAGAGCAGCAAAATGGGGAATACCTCATTGTAGGGTTGCTCATAAAGATGAAGATCAGATGATAAAACTCTTTGAGGCATATCGTGTAGATCTTATAATTCTTGCAGGGTACATGAGGGTTATTAAAAATCCATCTGCATTTCCTGCTCCTATTATAAATGTCCATCCATCTTTATTACCTAAGTATAAGGGATTACATGCAGTAGAACAGGCAATGGAATCTGGTGATACTATTACTGGATGTACAGTTCATTATGTGAATGAAGAATTAGATGGAGGTGAGATTATAATTCAAGGAGAAGTACCTATTCTACCTGATGATACGGTAGAATCATTAACAAAAGCAATTCAAAGACAAGAATATGCTTTACTACCTTATACTATAGCAAAACTATGTACGACAAAGGAATTAGCTACATCTTTGATGTAGATGGTACTCTGACTCCCAGTCGCAAAGAGATTGAGCATGAGTTTTGGGCTCCATTTCTTATATTCTGTCGTCATCATGATGTGTATCTTGTTACTGGTAGTGATAGGCAGAAGACATTAGAGCAGTTGGGATTAGATATATGTTACACTTGTAAACGAGTATATAATTGTTCTGGTAGTGATGTATGGGAGCGTGATAGGAATGTTTATACTGACGACTGGACACTTCCAACAGAGGTAGAAGATTTTTTATTAGATGAATTATATTTCAGTACATTTCCTCTTCGTAATGGGAATCATATTGAGAGGAGACCTGGTACTGTCAACTTTAGTATCTTAGGTAGAGACAAGGATCCCTTTTTAGGTAGGCAAGAGTATGTTGACTGGGATAAAAGGACTAATGAGAGAGCAGATATAGCAGACAGACTAAGGAATCAGTTTCCTGATCTATACGTTGCTCTTGGTGGGCAGACTGGTCTTGATATAGCACCTAAAGGTAGAGGAAAGGAGCAGATTCTTAGAGATTTTCCTAACGGAAATGTAAAATTTTATGGAGATAAAATGGATGTGGGTGGTAATGATTATTCATTAGGACAATCTATAGTAAAGGGTGGATTAGGAAGCATATATACTGTACGTGATTACAGACACACTTGGGAGTTATTACAGCATGAAGTCAACGGAGAATTATGAACAGCTTTTAGAGAGGTTTTATAAGAGAACCACTCAACTAGAAGAAAGACAAGTTGAACTTGAAGACGCTCACCTAGAATATATAAAATTAGAAAGAGATCTTGATAGACTCCAAGGATCTATTCAAGCAATTGAATACTGTGCTTATGGTAAGTTACCTCATGATGGTAATCATGGTGGTATGAAGGATCATAATCCACAATGAAACCACAGTCTGCTAAAGCGAAGGGAAGAAAATTACAACAGTGGGTTAGAGATCAACTCATTGAACATCGTAACATTCATCCAGAAGATATAGAGTCTAGGAGCATGGGTGCAGGTGGTGAAGACCTGATAATGGCAAGAGATGCTCGACAAAAGTTTCCATATTCGATAGAATGTAAGAACCAAGAGAAATTAAATGTTTGGGAAGCTTATGCACAAGCAGAAGCCAACTCAGG